GCACTGGGAGGCTCTCCGGCTCATCCACGAGCTGCGGGACATTCCGTGGTGGCACGTCATCGCAGACGAGGTACACCGTGCAAAGAATCGTAAGGCGCAACAGACACAAGCTCTCAAGCGCATACGAACAGCGTACAAGACGGGCTTATCAGGCACACCCGCGGACAACGTGCCACAAGACTTCTGGTCAGTCCTGAACTGGCTGTATCCGAGGAAGTTCACTAGCTACTGGAACTTCTACAACAAGCACGTGGTGGAGAAGACGCACAACGCGGGATGGTGTCTCGCGGAGGGTTGCTTCAAGAACCACAAGAACGCCTACAAGGAAATCGTAGGCGTTGCCGACGTCGAGGATCTGCACAACGCGATCAACCCGTTCTATACTCGCAGGCTCAAGGATGAAGTCATCAAGGACCTGCCCGAGAAGTACTACAGTCAAATCGAAGTGGTACTGCCGCCACAACAGCGTCGCATCTACGAGCAGATGAGACAGGAGATGTTGGCATGGATTGGAAAGCATGAGGATGAACCCTGTGCTGCGCCCATTGTTCTGGCGCAGCTCGCTCGGCTTAAGCAGTTCGCACTTGCCTACGCCGAGATCTACTTCAAGGACGTCCGCGACAAGGAGACGGGGGAAGTATACCCCAAGGCATTTGTCAAGCTCTCCGAACCGAGTTCGAAGCTGGACGTCGTCATGGATAAGATTCAAGATAACCCGACTCAGAAGTTCGTCATCTTTAGCGAGTCGAAGCAGCTTATCAACCTACTGGTTGGAAGGCTTGCCGCGGCCGGTATCACTCATGTGGTGCTCACCGGTGATACTGCACAAGCTGATCGTGACGACATCGTGGCTCGATTCCAGGCCGGCCTTGCCAGGGTATTCGCAGGGACCATACATGCAGGCGGAGAGGGAATTACGCTCACTGCTGCAAGTACGGTCATCTTCATGGACAGGGCTTGGAATCCGAGTCGAAATAGGCAAGCTGAGGATCGACTGCATCGTATCGGGCAGAAGAATGCGGTACACGTCATCGATGTCGTTGCGAAGGATACAGTCGATGGCGGAAGACTACAACGACTCGACCTGAAATGGTCGTGGCTCAGAGAACTACTAGGCGACAAGAAGGGTGAGAAGGATGCATGAGTACTACCACTCCAAGGGCGTGACCGATCTCGACGCAATTCGGAAGGAAGCACACGGACGTCTGACCGACAGCCGGTGGCCCGAGGAGAGCTTGATCCACCTTCACCCTGCATTCGAATCGTGCGATTTGTACAGGCACGAGGAGATCAAGTTCCCCGGGCAGAAGGCGGCAACGGCTGAGGAGCAGGGGACAATCATTCCGGCTAGGACTCTACAAGTCGGAGACGAGATCCGTATCGACACATGGAACGATCAAGAGCAAGACGGCCCGCTCCTGTAATGGGGGCGGGCTGTTCTGCGTTTAGGAGCAGCGATGAAGGTCGCAGCGGATAGTGACGAACTGTGGCAAATGATCCAGGAGGACGAACGTGCAGATGCGAGTATTCTTCCTCCGGTGCAATACGCACGAATGCGCGGCATATACCCGCAAAGGGTATATGCTGCACTCCGCAACAAGAAGCTTGAAACGGTATGGTGCCCTTGTGGGAGAAGATGCATCGACGTCGCAACCGCAGACGGACTATTCGGTTTTGGAGTCAAGGCCGAGGATCTTCCGGAGGAAGAAGAGATGGCAGGGAGCGACCTGGACGCCTGAGCGGCAGTCGTCTGGTGCGAGAGACGGAGCTTTCTGCAAGGTACACAAGACTTGGCACGGCTACAAGACCATGGGGATCCAGTACGAGAAGCGAGACGATCGTTGGTGGATCCTATGGCTGTGTCCACACACTGGAGATGTCCTACAAGAGATGAGGCTAGGTAATGGGCAGTAGCACGTTTTGGACATTCGCAGCATTCGTCGTGGGCGGGTGCTGCACAGCGTTCGGATTCGTCGCCCTCTTTCTGGCGGCGTACTATGTAGGAAGGAAGGGTCCTTGTGGCTAGATACGTTCTGATTGAGTTCGACAACGACGCCGAAGCTGACTCGTTCGTCGTAACGATCAACGGTACTGACAGTCCGTTCATTGGTACCGCAACGATGCGTGCGATCGGCGTGTACCAGAAGCCGACGATGTTCTGCGAATGTCCCGGCGTGGACGACACCTCCGTTCGAGGTGCCAAGCACGGCTGGTGGCTACACCGTAAGTGTGGCAAGCCCAAGCGGGGCCACGTACAGCATCCGCTCAACAAGCTGACGCCAGACGTCAAGCCGAAGGATCAGATGCGACGGATGTACATCGGGGTGAATGAACCGCTCAGCTCACTCCCATCAATGCCCGTGCCTGCCGATCAACCCCCACAGACCGCACCAAACAATGGATAGGTTCACACTTTAGCCCCCTTGTAGTCGAGCTAGGTGTTCACGGTATAATAGTGGTAGGAGGGTAAAGTGGAAGTCAACGACTACATCACACAAAAACTGACACATAGCATACATACTTCCGAACGTCTCTCGTACCGTGGTTGCAGGCGCAGATGGAACTGGGTCTTCAATGACCGCTATTATCCTCTGACGACTCCCAAGCCTCTCGAGTTCGGTACGGCCTTCCACAAGGCCATGGAGAAGTGGTACGAGCCGGAGTTCTGGGACAAAGATCCCGAGACAAGACTTACCCTTGCGGAAACGGTCTTCAGGAACACATGCAACGAGCAGAAGGCCGCCTACTACAAGTCGCAGCAGGTCAGCGAACTCGACGCAGAGACCGAAGTGGATTACCTGGAGCGGGTCACCCTTGGAATAGGGATGATCCGCTATCATGCTCTTCACGTGTCGCCAAAGCTGGACATCGGCCTCACCCCGATCAAGACGGAGATCGAGTTCGAAGTTCCGATCACGGACGACCAAGGCAACCAGATGTGGTGCAAGTGTGCCCAATGCTGGAAGCTGTTCCGCGCATCAGAATTTTTCGAGGTGACCTGGAAGATTTGGCAGAGTGCCAAGTACCTCCAGCTTGGCGACATACAACATCCACTCAGTCCAGGCGGCCTCTTCCACGCCATGCCACCGTCTGAGCGTGAGAAGCACTACCGCAACGAGTGGCGTGGTCTACCGGTTACGTACGGGGGGCGTATCGACTGTCTGATGCAGGACGGCTTCGGGAGGTTGTGGATCGTTGACTGGAAGACCGCTGCCCGTCTATCTGGTCAGGAAGAAGGCGACGCTCCTGACGAGTTCATTCAACTCGACGATCAGATCACGTCTTACTGCTGGGCGCTGTGGTTGCTGGGTATTGAGGTTGCTGGATTTATCCACCATGAGATTAAGAAGGCTTTCCCAGTCGAGCCAGAACCCAACAAGCAGAAGCGCAAAGGCGCGTGGTACTCGGTCAACAAGATGCAGAACACTTCGTACGACCTGTACCTTGAAACGATCAAAGAAGGCGATCCGACAGGGTACGATTCGGGGGCGTACGACGAGTTTCTTGACTTCCTCAAGGCCAGCGGCAATCGGTACTATAGCCGTAAGCAGGTATTCCGATCCGCGGAAGAACTTCGTCAGGCGGGCCGGAACATCTGGCTGGAAGCGACAGAGATGTGCCGCACCGATCTTCCGATCTACCCTTCGCCGGGTAGATTCGCGTGCTCCTTCTGCGCCTTTCGTCAGCCCTGCATTGCAACGAATCGTGGAGAGGATGTCAGCTACCTACTCGAGTCTTCATACGAGAAGCGCGACCGTAGGTACTGGGAGAAGGTAGCACCGAGTACGGACAGCAGAGGCGGTCAGTAATCAGATACGTGGTGTCCTTCATAGTTGCACTAGTCCTAACTGTAGGGTGTGGTGGACTGGTAGTATATATGGGGATGCTTGCACTTGTAAAATGACTCCTGTCTGAAACCGATGAGGACAGGTTGAGAAAGGAAAGTCATGTCCACAGCACTGGCAAGGATTCACGACATCACACCAAACACCATCGCAGGACTCAAGCTCGAGAGAGTTCGAGACGTTACGCCACACTTCAATATGCTCATCTACGGACGGTCCGGCACTGGCAAGACATATCTTGCCGGCTCAGCAGTTGCCGTACCAGAGATGCGACGAGTCCTTCTCATCGACATCGAAGGCGGTGCACTCACACTGCGCAAGCCTTTCCCGCTGGTTGAGCGCCTCCGAGTGACCACCTGGCAGGAGATGCAGCAAGTGTACGATGCTCTCTATGCAGGTGGTCATGGTTTTTCTACGGTCATTGTCGACAGCCTGACCGAGGCGCAGAAGTTCAACATGTCGGAGATCATGCGGCAGCTGGTCGAGAAGAAGCCCGAGCGTGACGCTGATGTTCCAGACCTGCGTGAGTGGGGCAAGAACCTCGAACAGATTCGACGCTTCGTTCGAGCCTTCCGAGACCTACCGATGAACGTGATCTTCACCGCACTCGAACGGGATGACATGGATCGGCTCAAGAGGCCGGTCAAGCTCCCGTCGCTGTCCGGCAAGATGGCTCAGGAGGTAGCGGCCTTCCTGGACATCGTGCTGTACTACAACATCAAGGAGGCCACCAACAACGATGGGCAGATCGAACAGCTCCGCGTACTTCAGTCAGCCGCAACGGAGTCTGTCGTCGCCAAGGACAGGTCGGGGGCTCTTCCGCCTGTCGTGGTTCACCCAACTATGGAGCAACTGTACGACCTGATCGTTCGCAAGACTGCGACGGTGGAGGATGCCAAACCGATAACACGCGACCAACTCGTATCTGACGAAGAACTCGCGAACGCAACTACAAACTGAAACGGAGTAACACATGTCCTACCCAGACACTGACGAAGGCTACGACTTCGACGATGAGGGTGGCCTCTACGTCAACTTCTCGGACGACGACGCTGCCACTGAAGCTCGCGACCCTGAACCACTTCCGGCCGGCAAGTACTTCTGCACGCTGACGGACGTGGAGCTCAAGGAGAGCAAGTCCGCGGACAACCACGGCAAGCCGATGTACAACCTCGTCTTCACCGTCGTCGAGGACAAGGCGGGCGGCAAGTACGTCAACCGGAAGATCTTCACCAACGCCTGCCTGTGGCCCGGCGCGCTCTTCACCATCACCTGGATCATGAAGGCGCTCAACCTTCCGGTCAGCGGCGGCCGCATGCGGATCCCGAAGCCGGACGAGCTGATCGACAAGCAGTTCGTCGTCGCCGGCATCCTCAAGGGCGAGACGACCGACAAGAACGATCCTGCCAAGAAGTACCCGCCCCGCTACGAGGTGAAGGGCATCTTCGCCGCGGAGAAGTGGAAGGACGTGGCCAAGGTCGGCACGGCCACTTCGAAGGGCAGCTCGCTCCTCTCGTAGTACAAGCCGGACGGGACCCGATTGAAGTTGTTCTGATCCTTCTCGGGTCCCGTCCCTACTAATTGAATAGGAGGTGAGCCCATGCCTCAACCGGCACTGCCGGAAGATCGTGCACAGAAACGTGATACGTTCTTCAAGATGCTGTTTGGTATGTCCGAAGGTGTAATCTGTGTGTCCCATAAGGATGCAGCATCGGGCAAGTGGTCGGAAGAGTTTTACCAGTACCCAGACGAGCTCCCTCGTATGCTCGACTATATCGAGCGTGTGTACAGGTTAGGCAATACGTACTTTTGTCCGCAGCTCCTGAAGTCTAAGGCACGCCCCGCAGGAGCAAAGAGTGCCAGAACTAAAGACAACATCCTATCCTGTACAGCGTTATGGGCAGATCTTGATAACTGTAATCCGGACAAATGTCTGGTTGCGCCCTCCATCGTAATGGAGACGTCGCCAGACAGATGGCAGGCCCTGTGGGTGTTGGCGAGGGAAGTGCCGCCGGAAGTCGCAGAGCAACTCTGCAAGAACATAGCGTACCACCATGTTGCAGATGGAGCCGATACCGGAGGCTGGGACTTAACTCAGCTGCTACGAGTACCGTGCACGTACAACTTCAAACATGCAACACCTCCAGAAGTCAAACTTCCGACCATCAGTAGGGGTGCGTTCCTACCAGAAGACTTCGAAGCATATCGAGAGGCTCGAATCAATGCACGAACACATGATCCGATGCCTGTCGTATTGCCGACGGAATCTGGGCAGGATATCCTGCAAAGGTACAGGAAGTCTCTCAACGCGATATGTTTCAGCCTGCATGACATAACTCCAGACCCAGATGCAGACTGGAGCAAGGCACTCTGGCAACTACAGATGCTTTGCTACGAGGCAGGAATGTCTCGGGAGGAAGTGTTCGTAGTATGTTCAGACGCATCGTGCAACAAGTACAGACGGGACAACAAGCAGCCACGGCTCCTCTGGGAAGAGGTATGTCGTGCATACACGTTGACAATTGAAAAGCTCAACATTCTCGTACCTGAAACCGAGAAGCTTGTTCCCCTACTGAGCGATCGGGAATTAGGGGAACTTGACGGTCGAGATACGTTCGTGGAGAGGTACATAGAGTGGGCCAGCACCCTCGGTGACGCAGCAACACAGTACCATCAAGCGGAAGCGTTCATCATCCTGAGTGCACTGCTAGCTGGTACTATTAGACTTCCGACTTCGTTCGGAACGATCATGCCGAACCTCTGGTTCATGCTACTGGCAGATACAACCTTGACGCGGAAATCGACAGCGATGGACATTGCAGTCGACATGCTCGAGGAAGTGGAACCCAACGTACTTCTTGCGACGGACGGATCAGTAGAGGGCCTCCTGCAATCATTGGAGATTCGACCTGGCAAGCCATCGTTGTTCCTGCGCGACGAGTTCTCTGGTCTAATCGAGGCGATGTCCCGTAAGGACTATATGGCAGGCATGGTAGAGTCTCTTACCAAACTGTACGACGGTAAGACGATGAAGCGGGTACTCAAACGCGAAACGGTAACGGTACGAGAACCTTGTCTGCTCATCTTTGGTGGAGGTATCAAGACTAGAGTGCAGAGCTTGTTGACACTCGAGCACGTGGCGTCAGGCTTTGTACCTCGGTTCATCTTCATCACGGCCGAGTCAGACGTTGCACGACTTCGTCCTTTAGGTCCTCCGACTGAAGAGAACCTAGCTGGTAGACAGGCCTTGATAGACGAACTCCAGGAGATGAAGGAACACTACGTCAGTGAGCAGGAGCTTATCGTTCAAGGCAAGTTGATCGGAGTCATACCAAACAAGTGGATGGCAAGGCTCACACCTGAAGCTTGGGATCGTTACAACCAGCTCGAAGCAACACTCCTGTACGCAGGCGTGAATAGTGACCAGCCAGACATTATGACACCTGTGTACGACCGCTTGGCTAAGTCAATATTAAAGGCGGCAACACTCATAGCTGCAGCTCGTTTGCAGGTCGACGAGGTCGTCGTTACGGTCGACGACCTTCTCCTAGCCATCAAGTACGGCGAGGGCTGGAGAAGCTATGCGGTAGAGATCATCAATGGAGTAGGACGGAGTGCAAACGAAATTCTGCTCCAGCGCATCTACAAGACCATCAAGCGCCATCCAGGCATCTCGAGGTCCCAGTTGATGCAGTGGTACCATCTCGATGCAAGGTCCGCGGAGATCATGTTCATGACAATGGAGCAGCGCGGAATTATCCTAGCAACCAGAGTCGGCAGGACCTGGTTGTACGAAGCAGCCGGAAGGATGATCGATGCACGGAAAGACAGTAGTAGCGATCGTTAGTGGCGGACTCGACTCTGTGACGATGCTCTACGAGATGCAGCACATCGGATACGAGGCCGACGTCGTCTCGTTCAACTATGGGCAGCGACACAAGAAGGAGCTGGTGTTCGCCAAAGCAGCTGCGTCACGTTTCCAGCTGAAGCACGACGTCATCGACCTGAGCCAGCTCGGCGCCCTCTTCTCGCCAAGCGGATCGGCCCTCGTCGACATCGTCGGCAGCGAGGTGCCTGAGGGCCACTACGAGCAGGAGAACATGTCGCAGACCGTCGTGCCGAACCGGAACATGATCATGTTGTCCATCGCGGCCGGCATCGCCGTAGCACGCGACGTGGACAACATCGCTGCCGCCATGCACGCCGGCGACCACTTCATCTATCCGGACTGTCGGCCGGAATTCATCGCTGCAGCCAATGCAGCGATCTGCGTTGGCAACGACGGCTTCGGGAAGATCCAGGACGACCCCAACTCCACGGAGTGGCAGCACTTCATCCTGGCACCCTACCTGCACTGGTCGAAGGCGGACATCGCCTTCCGCGCACTCCAGCTCAATGTACCTCTTCACGAGACGTGGAGCTGCTACAAGGGTGGCGCCAACCACTGCGGGCGGTGCGGGACGTGTGTGGAGCGACTCGAAGCGATCAACAACGCTCAGCAGCGGTACGCTGCACACGGCGACCACGTTCCGACGGACCACACCGTCTACGACGACACTGAGTACTGGAAGCTCGTCGTCGCTCAGCGCAACGCACGCAATGCAGCTGACAACTACGACAAGGAGAAGGCCGAAGCGTTCAGGGAGCAGTACAATGGCTGAGCACCTCATCTCTTCACCGGGCGACGAACTCAAGCGGCTCGTCGCTGACGTACAGGAGTACGAGGTCGAGGTGTACATCACCGGCGATCGGAAGACTCCGGCTATCGTGCTTCGGACCGTCGGCGGCTGGAACATCGAGGGCAACTTCCTCTGCGTGTACCGCGACGGTATCAAGGAGGGCTACGTGCTGCCTCTCGGCGTGACTCACATCACAGTCGTACCGGTAACGAACGATCTCCTCAACGGACCGTACCCTCCAATCAAGGACGATGTAGTCTCCGTCCACCTCAGCTCACTACCTGAACCGATCAATCCTCGGGGAGCTGTTCCTATCCACGACGTCTACGACCCTATGGACGAGAACCCGCACTGGGAGGAAAAGACCAAGCAGGAGGGGGTCAAGGATGATTCCGAATGACGTCGCAACGATCTTCGTTACGCACAACGCGGAGATCGCACACCGGCTGTCCCTGCTGGAAGGGAAGTGCCAACGCATTCACGGGCACTCGTTCCACATCAAGCTGACCCTGCACGGTCACCTCGACGACAACGGGATTTGTGCCGGCATCGACTTCGGGACGCTCAAGCAGATGTTCCGAGAGCACATCGACTCGGTGTGGGATCACCATCTCCATCTCAACGAGCGGGACGAGTGGGCCTATCCACAACTTGCCGACCATCTCCAGATGGGTGACAAGGGCCAATGGCGTACACTGCCTGGTCTCATCACGCATGTGGCAGATCCAACGACCGAGAACTGCGCTCGATGGATCTGCGAGTACATGTGGAACCAGCTCGAGTACGTCAAGGAGGTCGAAGCAATCAGCGTCGAGATCCAGGAGACCGGAACCAACGGGGCGAAGTGGAGTTGCGCTCGTGAGGCTTAGCGAGATCTACGCAAGCGTACAGGGGGAAGGTCCCCGCGTCGGAGTGCCAACGATCTTCGTTCGGTTCGCCGGCTGCAACCTCAAGTGCCCAGGATGGCCGTGCGACACTCAGCACGCTATCGACCCTGCTCTCTACCGCCACGAGTGGAAGGAGTGGGGCGTCGAGCAGTTCTACGACGAGATCCGCCAAGTAACTACGGACTGCGGAATCCGGAACGTCTGCTTCACCGGCGGCGAACCCTTCCTGCAGCCTCAGGACAAGTTCCGTCAGCTGGTGTCACAACTCTACGCTCGCGGCTACGAGATGGAGGTCTTCACCAACGGAACACTTCCCTGGCAAAGCTGGGCGATCTACTCACTCAGGTTTATCATGGACTGGAAGCTCTCCGGTTCAGGTGAGACGATCGAGCATCTCGGCGTAGTCATGGACAACGCATCCCGGCTCACCAAGAAGGACGCCATCAAGTTCACGATCGCCAACACCTCAGACCTGGAAGAAGCGTACGAGGTCTGGATGAAGCTGTTCGTCGACACCAAGGTCGACCTGCCACAGTTCTTCTGCGGCCCGGTCTGGAATATGATGGAACCAGATCAGATCGTCGACTTCATCCTGAGCCGCAAGCTACCATGGCGGCTCAACATCCAAGCGCACAAGTACATCTGGGAAGCGAGTGCGAGACGAACATGAGACAAGACCAGGTAGCAATGATCAACGCTGCTCGGCACCAGCAGCCGGACCAAGTAGCACGCAAGGCAGTGCCTATGGCCAGGGTGAACCGGAAGCTGCGTCGGCAAAAGATCAAGCTCGTACGAGCTCTGACTCCCTTCGCACGGCCAATTCGACGGGGGCCACAACCTCCTGCGGCGATCGATTCCCTCGTCGCGATTCACATCAAGAACGAGGACGGCAAAGTCGTCCGGCGGTTCGTCATCCCCCGAGACAAGCTTCAAGCAGAACTACTCGCCAAGACCCGTACCGAGCAGAAGGCGGAGGCTAATGAGCTTCAACCACAGTCATGAAGGCGTACCCTGCCAGACATTCAACTGCGCCCTACCCTACGACACTCCAGGTGTCTACGACGTTCGGCAGCTTACGGAGAAGGAGCTCCGCGAGATGCCAGTCGAAGCCTACCGACACTTTCAAACGAATACCCCCGCTGCCGTACACCGGGCAGAGGTCGACACGATCAATATGATCTTCGACAAGTACCAAGACGCTCTTCGTGCTCAAGAAGGTCATCAACGTCCAGGCTTCGAGGACATGATCCCAGATCCGGTGAAGGCTGCTGAAGTTCTCCTTCGCAACACGACCGGACTCGACACGGAGGACGAGCACGGCCAAGACACGCCGAAGCGATTCGTGGAGATGCTTCGGGAGCTTACCACGCCCAAGCCGATCAAGTTCACAACGTTTGCCAGCGACAGCATCGACGAGATGATCGTCGTCGAAGCTATCCCGTTCGTCTCGTTGTGTAGCCACCACATCATTCCGTTCATAGGTAAAGCTCACATCGGGTACATCCCGGACAAGAAGCTGGCAGGCCTAAGCAAGTTCGCTCGAGTCGTTCACCACTTCGCCCGAGCACTTCAAGTGCAGGAACGGCTCACCAAGCAGATCGCGGACTTCCTCGAAGAGAACCTCCAGCCTCTCGGTGTCGCCGTCGTCTTGCGTGCAGAGCATCTCTGCATGTCCATTCGAGGTGCTCAAGCATCAGGCGCTCTTACATACACAGCCGCCATGCGCGGGCGCTTCGCAGATCACGAGCGCACCGCCAAGGCCGAATTCCTTGCGGAGATCAATCGTGGCTGAGGAAGAGATCGTTGACCTTGCAGAGTTCATCGAGAAGCTGAGCCTAGAGTTCGACGAGATGTGCAGCGCCAGGCATGCCATGGGCGCCGAGAAGTACGGCCCAGGCAAGTTCCTCATGGTCGATACTATCGAGGAAGCACTTCAAGAGGTCGCCGACCTCGCCAACTACGCACGCTACTCATACATTCGCCTACGGCTTCTGCAAGAAAGCATTCGCCTGCACATCGAGCAGACGCCAGACGTTCCAGGAGTCCAAGGTTTCGTTTCAGTACGGGAGGTGTTCGAAGGATGAGAGCTGCACTTATTCCTCCGTGCGGAGCTGAGTACACCATTCTCAGCTCGGATATTCATCTCGTCCTGCCCTTGCCCGAGTGCGTTGAGAACCGAGACTACATCGGCGCCTACAGGGCAGCCTGGAACCGAGGCGACTACCTTATCCTCGACAACGGCTGCGCCGAAGGTCGACTGGTACCCAACGAGGCGCTGTTGAACTTCGCACAGCGAATCCACGCTCAGGAGATTGTTGCGCCTGACGTGATGGGCGACGCAACAGCAACGGTTCAACGTACGTTGGCGTTCTTCAAGGACAACCCGCGGGCACGCAACTTCGCTGTCATGGGTGTGCTACAAGGACGAAACGAGGATGAAGCTCTTCGCGTCGCCGACTCTTACAGCCGTATCCCAGGCATCACGACGGTCGGTATCCCGAAAGTACTCGTGCAAGCTGGCTCGCACATACGAGCACGCATCGCCCGGAAGGTCCTCGAATACTTCCCAAACCGCTTCGACATCCACCTCCTCGGACTCAGTAGCCATTTCCAAACGGAAATGCTCGACGTTAAATTCCCTCGTGCAGTCCGATCGATGGACTCAGCACAACCCTACAAGTACACCGAAGCAGGAGTGTGGATGACAGCTCTCAAGGTCAGCAAGGAGTCAGTCCATCGTCGCTCTAGCTACTTCAGTCGTCCCGTCGGGTACGACGCTCCAATGCTGAACCACAACATCCAGACCTTCCTCGATTGGGCGAAGTCGAATGAAAGCTGAGGCCCTTGGTGCTGACTGCCAACACTGTCCGCTGCGCGACAGTGAGGGGTATGTCCCTTCAAGGATCCCACAGGGCCCGCTTGATCCTAATGCGCAGCGTATTGTGATCGTGGGAGAGGCGCCAGGGTTTCAGGAAACCGCCTACGGCGTCCCCTTCACAGGACCTTCCGGTAAGCTCATCACTACCGTGCTTCAGCACCACGGCATCAAACGATCGGAGGTAATGCTTACCAATGCATGTTTGTGTCGGCCTCCGGATAACGCGACTCCTCCTAAAGCGGCGGTGGTTGCGTGTAAGACTCGTCTCGGTCGAGAGATCGCAGACTTCCATGCAACCGATATTGTTGCTCTTGGCGGGACCGCAGCAACACTACTGGTGGACGATCCAGGGACGATTACCAATCTGCGTGTCGGTCCCCCGAGACGTGCCGCTACATGGCTACGTGCTCACTTTGATGGAGGAGTTGCGCCACGAGTGTTGGCTACGTGGCACCCTGCCTACTGTCTCCGTACAGCTGACGCGTTTCCATCCCTAGTCTCGGACATCGGTAAACTGAAGGAAGGAAGACATGAACCTTGGCGTGAACCTGAGTGGAGAGTATTTGACGATCCACCTTCGGCGCGAGCAGGAATCGCTGAGCTGGAACGAGTTGAGGGTCCTCTCGTCATCGATATTGAAGTCGGTTTTGACAAGGATGAAGCCTTCGACCATCCGAACAACTATTCTCTGCTATGCGTGGGAATCGCTTACGCAAGAGGACATGCGGTGGTTCTGGGTAGCGGTGCACTTGCCGACGCTGACGTGGTCAATGGACTGCGGCGACTCTTCCGTAGTCACAAGCTCATTGGTCACAACGGTAAGTTCGACCTTGCCGGACTCTGGCCAAAGCTCGGCGCCCTCGACCTCTGGTTCGATACCATGCTCGCCTCCTACGTCC